CAACCGGGCCAGCATGACTTGGGTGTGGCCCAGCGGTGAAACGCTGTTGCTTCGGCACATGATGCGGCCGGCGGACTACTGGAACTACCACGGGCACGAATACCCCTTCATCGGATTCGAAGAGCTGTCCAACTGGGCGACCGACGAGTGCTACCGGCTGATGATCTCGTGTTGCCGGTCACCGACGCACGGTGTGCCCCGCCTGCTGCGCGGCACGACCAACCCCTACGGCGTGGGGCATGGGTGGATCAAGGATCGATTCAAGCTCCACGGCAACTGGATGGATACGATAATCCAGATGGAACCGCGCGACGCGAAAGGGCGGGTCGAGAAATCACGGTGCGCGATCCATAGCCATATCCGTGAGAACACGGTGCTACTAGACGCCGATCCGGACTATCCGAACACGATCGCTAGCGCCGCTGCCAACCCGGAGATGGCGAAGGCGTGGCTGGATGGGTCGTGGGATATCGTCGGTGGCGGCATATTCTCCGACGTCTGGCGACCGGAGTTCAACGTCGTGCCCAATATTCCCCTCGGCTGCCTGCCTGAAAGCTGGCGTATCGACCGCGCCTACGATCACGGACAGTCGGCGCCGTTTTCCGTCGGGTGGTACGCCGAATCGAACGGTGAGCCGCTGGTATGGCAAGGGCGCGTCTTCGGTGCCGTGCCGGGCGATACATTCCGCATCGCCGAGTGGTACGGGTGGAACGGACGGCCGAACGAAGGGCTGCGGATGTCGTCTACGGATATCGCGAAAGGTATCCTGAATCGAGAGAAGTCCTGGGGCATCGACGGTCGGTGCTACCCCGGGCCGGCAGATACGAGCATCTATACCGACTACGAGCCCGGCAAGAGCGTGGCGGGCATGATGGCTAGCGCGGGCGTCTACTGGGAAAAAGCCGACAAGGGGCCGGGCAGCCGCAAGCAGGGCTGGGAAAGGATGCGCGAGATGCTGCGCAACGCCGTGCCCGGCGCCGAAGGCGAGCGCACGGCCAGCGGGCTATTCGTATTCGAGGGCTGCGATCAATTCCTGCGGACGGTGCCGCCGTTGCCGCGATCAAACCGCGATCTTGACGACGCGGACACGGAGTCCGAAGATCACATCGGCGATGAAGTGCGCTACCGCGTGCGTCGGCCGGAAACGGTCCACATCAGCCAGTACTACTAGGCGAGGCGAACATGAACGACAGCAACGTGGCGACCCCGAACCCCAGGTATACGGAGATGCTGCCCGACTGGCAGCGCATCGACGACCTGTTGGGTGGCACCCAGGCGATGCGAGAAGCTGGGGAGACGTATCTGCCGCAAGAGACGGGCGAAACTCCGCTGCGCTACAACGCGCGACTCGCCCGGACGTTTCTGTTCCCGGCGTTGTCGAATACGCGCGAGAAGCTGATCGAAAAACCGTTCGCCAAGCCGACCGGCACGCGCGGCGACATCCCGCCGCTGATGGAAGACGTCATCGACAACGTCGACCTGGGCGGCGCGTCGATGACGATGCTTGCGAAATGGCTACTCGGTAGCGGGCTGAACTACGGGAGGTCGCACCTGTTCGTCGACTTCCAAACCACCGGCGGCACGCAGACGGCTCTCGACGAGCGCGTCGGCAAGGTCCGCCCCTACATGATCCGCGTGTCTGCGCGCGACCTGATCGACTGGAGCGAGGTCCAGAGCAGCACCGGGCGCAGCGTCATCAACGAGGTCCGTTGGCTCGAAACTGCAACCGTGCGCGACGAGAACGATCCGTGGGTGTCGCGCGTCGTCGAGCGCGTGCGTCGATACACCGCCGAAGAGGCAGACGGCCGGTGGGTTGCGACATGGAGCGTATACGAGCGCGCCAAGGCTGAAGACGAATGGCCGATTGTCCCGACCGACTCCGGCCCGTTTGTCTGGGGGGGTGAAGGTTTGCCGTTCTTCACCTTCAATCCGTGGCGGGGCAGCGATCGGTTCGCGACGACACCACCGCTACGCGACCTGTCGTGGTTGAGCATCGAGCACTGGCAGAGCAGCAGCGACTACCGGCAGGCCCTACGTTTCGCGGCTCTCATCATGTTGGTCGGGCGCGGCCTCGACGCGGAGAAAGCCAAGACCGGATTGGCGCTCGGGCACGGGGCGTTCCACGGCTTCACCAGCGACACCGCGAAACTGGAGTGGGTCGAAGCGGAGGGCCACAGCATCGCCCATCTGCGGGTCGACCTGGACCGCATCGCCGAAGCGATGGAGATGGAGGGCATGCAGCCCTTCATGCGCAAGCGCGCGAACACCACCGCGACAAGCCAGCGGTCGAACGACACGCACAACGAGGCGCCGATCCAAGCCTGGGTGCGCGAAGCGAATACGACGCTGACGAACGCGGTCAAAGCCGCTGCGAAATTCCTCGGGATCGACATGCCTGAGGACTTCCAGGTCGAGATATTCAACGATTTCAGCGTCATTGAGTCCGGCGACGCGGACGCGCTCATCAAACTGCGACAGCTGTCGCCGCCGGGGATCGACCACGAGACGTTCATCCGCGAGATGCAGCGCTTGGGCAAGCTGTCGGACGAACTGGAACCGGCGGACATCGTCGAAGCGGTCAAACGCGAGATGGAGGACATGCCCGGCGCGACCGACGTCGTCATCGACGGCGTGCCTGACGACCCAGACGATCCAGACCTGGGGGTGAACGAGGCGTGACCCCGCAGCAGGAGACAGCCGGCGCAGATATCCGTGACGTGCCGTTAGCGCACCTCGTATACAAGATCGACTATCCGCCGATGCATGAGAGGTATACGAGGTATGAACGCGAACTCGTCGATGCGGCTAACCGTGAAGTCCTGCGCACGGGAGGGTGCTATGACGTGCAGATCGTCGGCGTCTACGAATCGTTGCGCGATGAGGGGCAGCTCAACCCGTGCCTAGTCACGCCGACGGCGATCGGCGGGGTGTTCTCGATGTGGCTCGGGAATCAACGCCTCGCGGCTGCGCGCGCCCTCAAATGGGCCACGCTGAGCTGCGTCGTTGTGTGGGACGGCCGCGAAGGTATCACCGCGGCGAAGTTGCGGCACTACGGGCAGCCTATGCGCTGGAACTACCGGACGCAGGAGTGGGACCGTGGCTAGCAAACGCAAAAAGCGGCTCGCCGCCGAAGTCTACTTCGACTCGTCGCTGCGGCATTCGGTATACGTGCGCCGCTATGTCGTGGGCGAGATGCGGCGCGTTGCCGATTTCTGGGCTCTGTCCGATCGCGAACTCACGCGCTATCTGCGCGACACGTTGGGACGGGTTGCCGGCAAGGCGATCAGCATGCGGGATCCGAGGCTGCTGCGCATCCTGAAAGAGGCGCACGAGTTCCGCAGCATCGCCCATACCGACTTCCGCTCGATGCAGACCGGCGCCATTGTGGATTTCGCCAAGCTCGAGATAGGGGTCGAAAAGCGGATCATCGAAGCCGCGATCCCGTTCCGGATCGAACTGGCGAACCCGGCGGCGGGCGCTGCCCGGTTTGCCGTTGAGCAGAAAGCGATCAACGGACGCACGCTGTCGCAGTGGTTCGACAACCTCAAGGCGGCCGATCGTAGCGCCTACGTGTCGCATATTCAGCGAGGTATCGCGATGGGCAGCGACCAAGATACGATCGTGCGCGGGTTGGTCGGCACGCGGGCGAATCGGTATACAGATGGTGTGTTGGCGGTGCCGAGGCGTCAGGCCCAGACCGTCGTGCGAACGATGCTGAATCACGCGTCGAACGCAGCCAAAGAGGAAGTCTGGGCCGAGAACCCGACGGTAGTGAGCGGTGTTGTCTGGGTCTCGACGCTGGACGGGCGCACGTCGCCGACCTGCCAGGACAACGACGGGGCTGTCGAGCTGACCGACAAGAATCAGGTCCCGCCCGGCGGTCGGCACTCGATCTCTCCGCCAGGGCTGCGCCCGCCGGCGCACCCGGGCTGTAGGTCAGCTATCGCAGGTTGGATAGATGGCGTGCCTTTGTTGGGCAACCGACCTTTCGTCCGCGACAAACGGGCACGCGGCGCGCGTGAAACAGACTTCCGGGCCGAGGCTCGTCGTTCAGGTCTCCCGATCGCCGAGGTGCGGAAGCGGTGGGCCGCGGAGAACATCGGGCAGATCCCGGCGAAGACCACGTACGCCGAGTGGATACGGAAACAGCCGGCGGCCTTCCAGGACGACGTGCTCGGAAAAACAAAAGGGGCGCTGCTGCGCCGGGGCGGGATGAACGTCCGTGCGTTCGTCGATTCGAGCGGTAAGTCCCTTACACTCAAGCAATTAGCTGCTACCCGTCCCGAAGCGTTCACGCGCGCCGGATTTGACCCAGACACTTTCTAGGCCCTTGACATTCCCCCGCCCGCTAGGGCACAATCCCCGAAAGTTCGCGTGGGATACGCGAATACAACTATGCTCAAACCGATTCTCGATTCCGTAGACACCATCGACGAAGGGCTCCGCGAGCACTACCGCGAAGCCGACGGCAAGTTCGTTCTCGACGTCGAACCTCAGGCCGGCTGGGCGTTGGAAAACGTCGGCGGGCTGAAATCCGCGCTCAGCGAGGAGCGCGAGAACAGGAAGCGTCTCGCAGCGCAGCTCGACGCATTCAAGGTGAACGGCGACCTGCCGAGCCCGGATGACGTGCGTTCGCTGCGCGAGAAGCTGGCCGCGCTGCAAGACGCGACGCCGAAGGATCAGGTCGAGCAGGTCGTTGCGCAGCGCGTCGCCGACGTCAAGTCGAAGTACGACAAGCAACTCAAGGACACCGGGACGGTGACCGAAGGGCTGAAAAACAAGCTGCACAAAGTCGTCGTCGAAGGTGCCGCGGTCGCCGCGATCGCGCGCGCCGGTGCCAGCGAGTCGTTGAAGATGCTGCTGCCGAACGTGATGGCGCAGTTGGGCATCGACGGTGTCGAAGGCGACGACTTGCCGCGGGTGTTCGTTCGCGGCGCGAACGGAGCCCCGCGGATCACGACGGGCGCGGGCACAGACCCGATGACCGTCGACGAACTGTTGGCCGAGATGAAAGAGTCGGCCGATTATGCGCGGGCGTTCCCCGGTGCCGGCGGGACCGGATCGGGCGCCGCGCAACCCGGTCACCCGCGAAGCGGCGCTTTCCGGCTGACCACAGCGCAGATGAGAGACCACAAGTTGTACGAGAGGGTCAAGGCGGAGGCCAAGGCAGCCGGTCAGCAGATCCAATTCGTAGACTGAGAGCGCGCGAGCGCACTGAGTCGGGCGGGATGCTCGGCGCCTCGGAAAGTCGGGACGACTGGACGAGCCCCAAGCAACCCGACTTATCGGCCCTCTGGAGGGGCCCCGACTCATGTCCAACGCTTTCGGCAACTATATCCCGCAGATGTGGGCCAACGAGGCCCTCCCGCACCTCCGCAATTCGCTCGGCCTCGCCGGGCGTGTCCTGCACACCTACGAGGACGAGCGCCGCGCCTTCAACAAGGGCGACACGATCAACATCCGACGCCCGTCGCGGTTCGCGGTGACCAACGCGCCGGCGACCGCCGCCGACCTGACCGCCGAGGACGTCGCGATCACGATCAACCAATGGCGCGAAACGAAGTGGCTCGCGACTGACAAGGAACTGTCCTTCACGGACCCGCGCGTGGTCAGTGAGCACGTCCGCCCTGCGGCCTACGCTTTGGCCGGCGACGTGAATGCCAAGCTGCACGCGCTGACCGACACCGAGTTGGGCACCCAGTTCTCGCAGGCGACCGGCGCCCCCGCGTCGATCGTCGTCGCCGACCTGTTGGGCGCACGCGCCCAGCTCCAGGACAACGGCGTTCCGATGAACGACGGGCGCCTGCACCTGTGCCTCGACGGCTCCGCGGAAACGGCGTTGCTGTCGCTGTCGCAGTTCAGCCAGCACCAAGGCGCGGGCCTCGAAGGTGTGAACACGCAACGCGACGGCGACCTGGGTCGCAAGTTTGGTATCAACCTGTTCCAGGACAATCAGGCCGGGCTCCAGACGTATACGTCGGGCACCGCAGGCCGGACGGCCGGCGACAGCGCGGGCAGCGCCAAGACGGCGTTCCCGGTCGGCACGACCGAAATC